TTCGAAGTTGCGATCTGCGAACGGTGTTGCGAACGCTAGTGTGAGAATCTCGTGCTACGCTTGGACAACCGATTTGGAGCTTGCTGGCTTAACATCTGCGTTCGCCCTTCAAGCTTCCGATCAGCCGTACATGAGTTCCATGATGGCTAAGGTACCCACGATGCTTGCCCCGACGGGCACAGTTGATGAGTACTCAGAGCCAGGAACCATATCGGGACCGGCCACTGCAGTTGCGAACGTAGCCGGCGCGTTTAAAAACGTGCCCGTGGTTGGGGGACTAGCCACTGCTGCTGAAGTTGGAGCTAACATGGTTTCAGGGGTTGCTAAGTTATTCGGTTTTTCCAATCCTCCTGTTGTGAGTGACGTGATGCCGTATCAACCAAAAGCATTTCACTCTTTCAGTAATGTTGATACCTCGGTACCATCTGACAAGTTAGCCGTGGATCCTAAGAATGAAATCACGCTTGATGGTTCAGTGACCGGAGCAGGAGTGGAGGATTCATTGGCCATGCGCACATTGTTGGGCCGTGAGAGCTTCGTGCAGGGGTCGCTTTGGCAAGGTGCAGATGCCGAGGGGAAGATTTTGTGGACCATGCCGGTCACACCAATCGTGGTGGCGTCCAATTCAGTGGTCTCCACCACTGTTTTGAACCACACTGTCACTGGTTATGTTGGACGCATGTTCTCACAGTGGCGAGGCGCGATAACCTACAAATTCAAGCTCATCAAATCCCGTTATCACACTGGCCGTCTCATTATCACTTGGGACCCTGACGGTGTTCCGAGTACCGATTACGAGACTACAACTCTTGTGCGTGTGGTTGATTTGCAACATGAAGAGGAGGTTGTGGTCACTATTCCGTTCAAGCAGGCTCACGCATGGTGCACAACGGGGACTTTCTTGAACAATTTCTCGAACGGTGCCGTTCCAACGGTCACTGTCGATCCGAACGCCCACAATGGCGTCATTTCCGTACGCGTTTTGACCACTCTCACTGGTCCAAGCGTTTCCCCGGAGATTGACATACTGTGTTTCATGCAAGGTGGTGATGACCTTGAGTTTGCTGTACCGAATGAGCTACCTGGCAATTTGAGCGCGTACACCATTCAGTCTGAAGATGTCACCGAGTCCCTCATTACGGACTCGGCTGGTGCCGACGAGGACAACACTGTGTGCATTGTCACGGTGGGTGAGAGGGTGGCATCATTGCGCCCCCTCCTTCACAGAACCTCGTTCTTGGAGATTCAGCCGTTAGGCAATCCCAAGACAGCAGATGCGACATTCGTACCCACAGGTAATCAGAACTGCGTGAATTACTTTTGGCGCGTTCCGCGGGGCTATGGGTACACGGATGATGGTTTGCATTGGGCTCAAAAGACGTTGGCAGTTGGAAATGCCGCGTTCAATTTCGTCACAGTGCATCCATTGAGCTGGGTGATGAACATGTTTGCAGGATACCGTGGCGGCGTCGTGCATCATTTCAACATCCAGGATGCGGGGTTGGGACCAATTACTTACTTCGCTGCAGAGCGAGATGGTAGGGACCCAATCTTGAACCCGTTCATCAACGCGAGGAACAGGTTCACGACCAACACCGCGCCAGGCAACGGAAGTTCTATGGCAAGGCAAGCGATCACCACAACGTCAAGTGTGGGTCGTCGAAGTAGGGGTGCGCGTGGCATGTCGGTGACGAACTGCCTGACGCAGTCCGCGTTGTCTGTCGTGTCGCCTCAGTACTCGCGCTGGCGGTTTCGGCCTGCTTTCGAACCAGTGCGGGATGTTTATCCGTCTACCGGTTCTTCGGAAGACGAGAGCATTCGTGTTGATGCCACCTTTCGATGTGCTGCCCCCACTGCCAACGATAGTGCTTGGCCATCCATTGAACACTATGTTGCGGCTGCGTCTGATTTTGACTTGATCTTTTTTGTGTGCACTCCAACTTTGTACGTTGTCGACGTGCCTAACGCTGTTGACACTTACACACCATAGTGAAAGACCCCAGCTGGGGGTATCCCAGTAAATCTACTGTATCGTCCAGTAGTCGAGCAT